AGCTAATGGCGGAGAATTGGCAGCGCAACCGGATTTCGATGGCATGGCAATAGGCGACAGCCTATTACGTGGTTATTTAAGTGATAAATTAGCCATGTATTTTAGAAACGGTAACGTTGCAAATCGCATTACAGAAAATGACAAAAAAGCAGGTAATTTAAAGCCGCGAAATTTTGACCCGTTTAATGCTGAATTAAGAGTAAATGATAATATGCAACCAATATTTAGCGGCACAAGAATACCGTCTACAATGACAATATTCGGCATTTCTGAGCCTTTGCGTAATGCGCAGAGTTTTGCTTTACCCTTTAAACGTGTTAGAGTTTCGCTACCACCTTATACCGGCGGCAACAATGCAGAAGCATTAAATGAATACGCCAAAGTGCGACAATCATTTGAAAGATCAAAGGAAGAAAACAGAAAAATTTTATCTGTATACGCATCGCGAACCGGTCTTAGCACTGTTGTGCGTAGCAATGGCGCAACAATAAAAGCTGATAATGGGAAATATAAAGATGTAATAGTACAACCAGGCGATCAAATTAAATTTGAATCCTATAATGGTAACCTATACAACCAGTTTGGTGACTTAGGCGTTTCAGACATTAACGCTAAAGAAAATGGCATTAGATCCGCAGCTGATGATAAAATAATTGTAGGCGAATCTTACCTTGTTGGAAGTGTTGAGGCTATTTGTATTTCGGAAAGCACATCTGAATTATGGAATCCTAGCTTGTGGAAAACATTTACATTCAAAGCCATTGCAGCAGGCCAAGTTAGGATTAATCACGAAGGATTAATTACACATCTTGCGGATTTTGGCGGGGCAACTCTTGCAGGCGATATCAACCTTGCCTACGGGCCTACGCTATGCAAATTAGCAATTGCAAATATAGTAACGACTAGAAAATTAACTCAAGTTGAAATTGGCATTAAATCTCAAGTATTTAAAAGATTTAATGGAATTGCTAATTTTGGTGGCATACCACCAGAAGCGGTTATGAACGAGATTGAAGCAGGCGGTGGGGCATATAACGTAGGATCTTTTAGTGATTATGGGTTAAGGTATTCATTTTTTAGAGTAGAGATAAAAGAAAAAGGAACAAATGAATGGTTTAGTTTATTGCAACGTCCGGGTCTTGTATTTTGCATTAAAGGTCGTAGCCCTGTGAACCAATTTAATTTTATAAGGATTGCTTTTAACACTACACAAGCGCAATATGGCAGTACATATGTGCAATACGAAATTAGATTTAAACCGGTTTCAGGCGGCGAATATACTACATATCTTGCAGGTTACAATGATTATGTATTTGTTTTAGATTGCAGAACAGGCTCACCTCAGCAGTATGCGGTTACAGATCAAAAATCAAATAGCTTTACGGTTTCATTTAGAGGATCAGTTCAAAAAATTCCAATTGATCTTGCAACAAATCCAAATATGTTTTATGGCCCGGCTTATGCAACAAGAATTGGCGGTGGTACGGTCAGCAGCATAAATACAACTACATTTAAAACTAATGCAGCATTAGCTTCGGGCGTATTTTCTACGGCAGGCGGTTCTGGGTCAGGGCTTACGGTAATAGTGTCAAGCACAAAAAGTGCAGCAGGTGCGCCTAGCGCGACAGCAGGCGGTGGTTTGCAAGATAAATGGTTCCATATGTGGACTCTAGGCGCTCCAACCCCTACTTATGAAGGTCAAACACATGGCCCATGGGGTGCAATATTTAATAACATAGATCTAAACAGCGGAGTAATTGACGCCAAGAAATCAGTGCAGATTAATTTTGTATTAAGATCAGTCTCAGGTTCTAATTCTAGCAATGGTTACTCATCGGGACAAAAATGGTTTAACAGTTACTACTGGGTTGCTCAAATCACTAACGGTAACTTAACAGTTGTCAATGCTACAGCCGGTGCCCCAAGCGGAACTTACATTATACTAAAAAGCACTGGCGCAGGTTATGCAAGTAACACAGACCAAAATGCTGCAATTGTATTATCTTATCCGCCTGATTCATTTGACGGACAAATACAAATTGGTGCAGGCGGTAGCGGGTATAAAGAGAATGAAAGTTTTACCGTAAATAATACTGGAATTACCATGCCATTATTAAAAATTAACCTTGTATCAAGCGCTACCGTGCAAGGCATACGTTACGCTGAGCCGTTTGATGCAGTAGCGGATGTATATGTATATGACCAGCAAGAAGGCAGCCATGAAAACGGCCCTGAACATGAAATTGTATATGTAAATGAACAACGTGAAAATTTTGCGCGTGACTTTTACGGTAGTAACATAGCGTACGGGCCAACATATTCAAATATGACATTACTGGGGCTGCAATTACGAAGTGGTAAAGAATGGAATAACTTTAATAATTTTACATATTATGCCAAGAAAGGCTGCAAGGTAAAAAAATTTATACGAGATGACGGCAATACTGACGGCTATGGAAGCGGTTCAAACATATTAGGGGCATCAAATTTATTCCCTGAAATTTTAGCGCATTTAATTCTTACATCAAGATCAGCATTAAGTTATTTAATTGATTTGCCAGGCTTCCAGGAAGCTTGCAAAGTTTGTATTGCTAATAGTTTGTATTGGGACGGTGTAATTTCTGCGCCAGTCAATGTTAGGGAATGGGGCTTTCAAAATGCGCAGTATTTCTTTTTAGATCTTTTAGTATCTGGCGGTAAGTTATCATTGCAACCAACATTTCCGGTAGATTTAAGCCAAGGAATAAATGGCTACACTTTAGATGGCGCATATGGTAGAAAGCCAAAAGTATCTGCACTATTCACTGATGGTAATATTATTGAAGATTCATTAAGCGTTAACTGGTATCCATCCGAACAACGGATTGCACCGGAAATAATAGTTACATTACGAGACGAGGTAGAAAATGGATTCGCCGAAACTCGCAACATATGGGTAAAACTAAAAACTAGCATTGAACCTCCGAGTGAAGCAATAGACTTTACTGGTTTTTGTAGTAATCGCACACATGCAATACAATTTGCAAAATTAATAATTCAAATGCGCAGCCAAATTACGCATGTAATAACATTCAAAACATTACCTACAGGGCTGGGAATAGCGCCAGGGCAATATTTTAAAGTTTCAAGCCAAGCGCGGCATATAGAACAATTTCAAAATGGTTATGTTTTGAATGATGGCACTGTGGTATCTAGCGGCGCAATGGGCGGTGGATCGTATTCAGTTTATTTCTGGCAATCTGGCATGGCTGAGGTGCAAACCAAGACAATGGTAATTGATGCCAATGGCAAGACTACGGGGGAATTTGCAAACAGTGTATTTACTCAGTACACCGAAACGACAAATTCATATATGTACAAAGCGGAATTAATCGTTTATGATGAGGATGGAATGGTGGAAATATCTGGAAGCCACGTACCTCTAACAGCAGACGGAAAAATTACTTATTTAAATTTAAATGACGATTTATTCTACGTGCAAAACGAACAATGAGCCAAGGACCTAATTTCCCTGATATTGTGCCCACCGCACGGTCAATGTCACCTGGTGATTTTGCCAGTAAGGTTTTTCGTTCGCAAAGTGGTGTTGAGTCACGGGTGCAATATGGCAATAGAGCATTTAACAAAACGTTAGATTTAGAATACAGCAATATTACTGAAGCCAATGCTGCTGCTATCCATGATCATTATTTAGCTTGCAAGGGGACATTATCATTTTTTTCGTTATCGTTAAAAGCTAGTAGCGGCAATGGGACATTTCATGTAAATGATGCAAGCAGTAGCACAACTAATCGCTTTGGCGCCGATGCGTTTGGATTACGCTACCATTATGCGGAGCCACCGCAGTTCAATAGTGTGAAACCTGGGCGAATGTCTGTTACAATAAAGCTAGTTGGCGTGCTTGAGGCTTGAATCATGGCGTATTTTAGCGGCAAGGATGGATCCGTGTCATTCGGCGGCAATAACGTAGCTAAAGTCGGCAATTGGAGTTTATCAACCACAGTAGATGCGCTTGAAGTTACAGATCTCTCTCTCAGTGACCGAACTTTTACACCAGGCTTGCGTAGCAGCACCGGCAGCGCAACAATTTTTTATACCGACGACGCATTGGGGGCGAAGTCATTATTAGACAAGATTGTAAAAATTACTGCAACAGCCGAAGCCGATATAACTACCATAAAACTTGGGTGGGGAGCTAAAGGTATACAAAGCAACTGCATTATTACCAGCGCAGAGCTTAATTGTGCAGTTGGCGAAATAATGCAAGCAACAATACAATTCCAATTCACAGGGGTACTTAGTTTAGCTGCTCTCTAATGACAGTTTATCTTGGCAATGCAGGGAACATAGAGCTTACTAGAGATAGTGGCGATGTAATTGAAGGAACTATAACGCCTTCAAATGTTGTTGCTTCTAAAGGCTTGTTTAGTTTTGACTTTAGCTCTGGCACATTTGTAACAGGAGATTTTGTAGAATTTCGTAGTACCGATAATGTTACAACGTTATCATTTGTATCGGGGTGGGCGTATTCTAAAGGTAACTGGTTTGTTAATGTAGACCAACTCGACGGGTTACGGTTATATAATACATATTCTGATGCGGTGGCTGGCGAATTAGACAACAGAGTTGCATTGGCTACTCCTGGTGCCGCTATTGCTGTCGGCTGCAAAATTCTTAATTCGACGCCAAGGGTATTAGGCCAAATTGTAAAATTTGAGTTATCAACTGATCGCGAAGCGGTTGATACAACAGGATTAGGCGATGAATTCAGGAATCAATACAGCACTTTGATCACCGGTTCAGGCAGTATTGATTGTATTTTTAATTATGCAGCCGCAGGCGAAACTGAAGTTGCAGTGTATTTGCATAATCTATTATTGCGGCAACAGTTTGGCAGTGATTTTAAAGCTAATCTTTATATTTTAACTGAAGGTCAAGCACAAGGCGTTAATGCTGCAAATGATTCGATATGGTATGAGATCAGTGGCGTGATGACGCAAGCAGCAATTAGTTGTACCGCAGGAGACATAATTAGCAGTACATTTACGTTTGTGACGACGGGGGAAATAAAACTACGAGTACAAACTACCACCTTTGCCGACCTGATTCTCAACTCTGCAGGTGATAGAATGCAACTAAGCACCGCTGACGCGGAAATCCTGAAGCTCGGAGAGGAACTGTAAATGGCTAACCAGCGCATAGATCAGCTAAGTGCTGAAACAACACCAGCCGCAGCAGATTTGCTTCCATTATTTAGTATTAGCGGTAGTGATACTAAGAAGATTACACTTAAAAATTTAGTACAGCAAGGCGCTGCATTAATTGATGACGGATCAATACCAGGCTCAAAGGTAAACCTAGGTGCTGGCGCTATAGCGCTAACTGGGGTAATTGTTAATGCCGATATTAACGCTAACGCAGAGATTGCTGTTAGCAAATTAGCCGATGGCTCAGCCAGACAATTACTTCAAACTGATGCCGCCGGTACTGGTGTTGAGTGGGCTAGTAATATTGACATCCCCGGCACGTTAGACATTACAGGCGCAGCAACATTTGATAGCACTGTTGCTGTAACCGGGGCGCTAACCAAGAGCGGCAACAACGTTGTAACCGTTGGCGATACCGGAACAGTCACAAGCGCGATGATTTTAAATGATACGATTGTTGATGCTGATATTAGTGCAACTGCTGAAATCTCAGTTAGCAAATTAGTTGATGGTGCTCCCCGTCAATTACTTCAAACTGATGCCGCCGGTACTGGTGTTGAGTGGGCTAGTAATATTGATATACCTGGCACACTGGATGTAACCAGCGCAGCCACATTTGATAGCAGCGTCGCCGTGACTGGTGCGTTAACCAAAAGCGGTAGCAATGTTGTAACCGTTGGCGATAGCGGTACAGTCACTAGCGCAATGTTGCTTGATGGCACTATTGTTGATGCCGATATTAACGCTAACGCAGAGATTGCTGTTAGCAAATTAGCGGATGGTGCTCCCCGTCAATTACTGCAAACCGATGCTGCTGGTACTGGTGTTGAATGGGCTAGTAATATTGATATTCCAGGCACGTTAGACGTTACCAGTGCAGCAACATTTGATAGCACTGTTGCTGTAACCGGGGCGCTAACCAAGAGCGGTAGCAATGTTGTAACCGTTGGCGATACGGGCACAGTCACAAGCGCAATGCTGCTTGATGGAACGATTCTGAATGCCGATATAAATGATTCCGCTGCTATTGCTTACAGCAAGCTTGCCACATTAACCAGCGGCAATATCCTTGTAGGCTCCAGCGCTGGTGTTGCAACTAGCACGGCAGTCACAGGTGATGTAACAATCAGCAACTTAGGTGTTACCGCTATTGCTACTGGCGTAATCGTTAATGCAGATATAAATGCCTCGGCGGCGATTGCCGACACCAAACTTGACACTATTGCAACGGCTGGCAAAGTATCAAATAGTTCAACCACCGCCACAAACGCTAACACGGCAAGCGCTATTGTGGCGCGTGATGCCAGTGGCAACTTTACGGCTGGCACGATTACGGCCTCGCTTACCGGCACAGCATCCGGCAATTTAGTGAGCGGTGGGGCGCTAGGCACACCATCTAGCGGCACCTTAACAAGTTGCACTGGGTTGCCAATTTCTACTGGCGTCTCAGGGCTTGGGACTGGTGCAGCAACGTTTTTAGCAACACCATCCAGCGCAAACTTTGCTGCATTATTAACTGATGAAACTGGGACTGGCGCTAATGTATTTGCTACTTCACCAACTTTAGTAACTCCAGCCTTAGGAACTCCTACATCTGGGTCTTTAACTAACTGCACAAATCTGCCTGTTGCAACTTCTTCGGTTGCAGGCGCTGTTTCAATCCCAGCAGCAGGCGGCCTTGCGCTTACCGGCGGTGGTGCGTTGAGCCACAGCAATGCCGTAGCTGGTGGTGCTAGCACTCGCAGCGGCATCACTTACGACCTGCAAGGTCATATTGTTAGTACGGTTGCTTTAGTTGCGGCTGATTTGCCTGTTGCTACTACTGCAGTAAAAGGCGCTGTTATTGCAGGGACGGGCTTAGCCGTTGATGGCAATGGCATCATCTCAACCAGTGCTGCTACCACCAGCGCTTTAGGCGGTATAAAAATTGGTGATGAGTTCGGCCTAAATGGCAGCAACCAATTGCTGTTAGCGACACAGGCAAACGTTGCAGGCGGTACGGCATATCCAAAAGTAACAGTTAATAGCAAAGGTGTTGTTACCGCAGGCGCAACATTGATAGCAGGTGATATCCCAGCTCTTGATGCAAGTAAGATTACAACTGGTAGCGTTGATATTGCGCGTATTGCAGCCAATACGGTCACAGGCGCCAAGTTAGCTAATTACGCTATTAGCAAAATTGGAGATACTACGCCAACCGCTGACTGTATTGGGCAATTCTTTTTCAACCCGCTAAGTAAAGATCTTTTTCTCT